TTGGCCCAAACGGATGCTGCAAGCATAAGCGATACAGTCTTTCCCCCTTCCGTCTCACCCCAAAGGTCAACAAAAAAAGGTAATCCACCAAGCAACCAAACCAATACACTACTAAAAGATGCTGCTAATAAAAATTTACTTTCCATTCTTCCAGTAGCTCTCAACTCTTTCATGTGCTCAATCCATGTTTCTCTATTTCCTTTTTCCTGCACACTTTCAAAGATTTGCCTAAAACGATTATCACCATCAAACACAATATCTGATTGATAAGGAATGAACTCATTTCCATGCCAGCCTAATTTCGATGTAGAATATTGAACATTAATATAATCGTCATTTCCATTTTCTACATCAGCAAGATATTTGACTAGTAACTTTGCATTCTCACTTGTAATTGCTATGCCCCTTCCAGAGAGTGCAACAATTTTATTTGCAGAGGTTATCATCGTTTTAGGGACAATTATTTCACTCCACTTGCTATTTCGCTTATATGCAAGTTTTATTTGTTCTTCCCCAGTCTCTAAGTTCTTAAGCCTTTCAATCGGCAATATCGGATGATAACAAGCTAACGTATCTTGCCTTGATGTATCCATCGCAAAAATTCCACCCTCATGAGCCACCCACGCACCACAATACATATTGTCATGAGGACCCTCAAAGTTTGTATAATTTTCAACAGTAGATAGCTGACCTCTTGCCTTTTCTTCTCGCTCCATTTCTCTTGCCACTTGACTATATGCCTTTAATAATTCCTCAAAAACTGTTTTCACGCCTAAGTTTTTTGCTTTCTGAGTAAGCTTTATTCTTAATCTAGTTCGTTCTATACTACAACTTTCTTCAAATAACTCTACAAATGTTGATTCCTCTAATATTGAGTCCTTATCTAAGTTTTGGACATCCACAAATTCGCCTCCTTCCTGTCTAAACACTCTGATATATACAACTGTTTTGTGAGCGCATCGTGACAATCACACCATACATCTGAGAATGGTTGCGATTTCTTAATCCATTTCCAGTAAATATGTATCAATGATGCGTTCAACTCTCGTTCAGTCCTCACATTCCCTGTTCGTCTCTTTCTCGTTTCTCCTGCCTTGATAGACTTATACCTAGTCAGATTAGCCTTAAAAGAGTCATGCTCATAGGTTCCACCCAACTCATAGAACGCGTCACGAAATGTTACATTTCCCATGCCTTGAACAAATGTAAAAACATCTCCATTTGCATGACAGCCAAAACAATAATAAGAATCTTTATAAATCTTCATAGATGCTGTCTTTTCCTTGTGGAAAGGGCAAGGTATAAAACCTGCCCTGCTCACTTTGAAACCGTATCGCTCTACGATAGACTGCATCGTTTTTGTTGCTTTAATTTCTTCCTTTGTCATTTTTCACACCCAGCAATTCAATAATTCTTTGCCCTGTTTCGTTTTTGTTGCAAAATTCAAATCGCACATTGTACCTATCTCGAATCGTGCAAAGCGATTTGTATAACTGTTTTCCATCAACTGCCCTTACGGATTCAACCGTCTTTATTCTTTTTCCATTTACAGTTCTCCACCTAACTTCGTGCTTACGTGGGTTCCTCCAAAAATAAACATCTTCAAGGCTCTTTACATCACTACCATGTTCTACTAAGACAATAAGGCTAATACCTGCGTCAATCGCTTTAAGCAACTCTCTTTTAAACCTTTCGTGCTGCTGACACACATTTCCACATAACTCTTGCAAATTCTGTTTTCTATCAATGATTAATCGCGGATTATCAAGATTCATATAATCACCTACTAGCAATTTTGATGAAAAATACTTTACGCCTTGCTTCTCAAATTCTTTAATAATCTTTTGAATTGCACTTGGTTTCTCTCTGCTATCTATTTGTATACTTTTCATACAACTTGCCTAATTGAATGGCAATTCTTCATCAATACCAGCTGGAATACTCTGAAAGCCATCACTGCCCACTCTTGGTTGAATTGTATTGACTAATAACTTTTCCTCTGGAATATCTACATCATTTATCCCTTCAACACTTCTAAACCAACGTAACGGTCTTTTTTTCTTCACATCTCCGTTATATTCTTCTTCCACAATTCCAAACACACCACCAACCAATTTTCCTTTAAAACACTCCGTGAACTTGTCACCCCATTGTGTTGTAAAGCCTACATTTGACTTTTCAACACTTGTAGTAAACGTTTTTAGTTGTCTGCTGCAATTCCCCTCATTATCTTCCGTTAGCATATAAGTAGTTCCATTTGCTGGCCATTTTTTATCTGGGCGAATATCATTTTTGAATAACTCCGAAAAATAACTTGGCTGACTGTCATTCTTCGCTGTGTCATAGGAGACTTTCAACATTTGCTTTCCTGTTTTACTTATCATTTCTTCTACTTGCTTAATTTCTAAAATATGCCCACCTAATTCTATAGGTGTAAACTCTCCACTTGCTTGCGTGTTTTCGTAATTGTTTGGTTTGATCATCCTTCTTTTCCTCCTAAAATTCTTCTAGTGCTTTTAATATAGTTGCAATATCATTGTCTATCTCTTTATTCTCAAATGCCCCCATCGGACTTTTTGCCGTACTGAAATTTGCTTGTGTTTCAAACAGATAACGCCCATCTACACACTTTGCAAGAAATACCGTAGAAAACTTGCTTTCCAATGTAATTTTATCTAGCTTTCTTCCTGATGTTTTTATTCTTGTAAACATATACCCGTTATCATCATGGTCCGTTTGTGTATGTGCTGTAAAAATTACTGTTAAATCGTCACGCACTGTAAGAGCATAATCAACCAATTCATATATACTTTGCGCCAAGTCCTGCCACTTGTCATACCCCTTTTCCTTTGTTCTCCTCATTTCATCTGCTACCATCAATCCATTAATAGTATCTATGACCGCAACCTTCATATTCTTAAACTGTTCATCTTCATTTACTTTTTTTAGTGCAATCTGCGTTACTGATGGCTCATCTGTTTTCAAGTAATTCTTTTTATCCCCTGAATATTGCTTTTTCCATCCTTTCCAACTCAACCCCTTTTTATCACAATCAATATAAAATGTTGTTCCAGGATCTAAATTCCTCATTGATGTGGTTTTTCCCGCTCCTGAATCTCCCATAATGCAAATAATATTCGCCATCTATTCTCCCTCCTTAATCACATTGTCATTTGCTGCATGTTTAATAAGTGTTGACGCTAATACAGATACATGCATCTCTACATTTAGCTCTCTTATGATTTCCTCTAAAATATCACAAGTTTCACTATCAATTCTGATGATGCCTCCACCATGTCTTTGCCTTGTTATAATTGGTTTCTTTTTAGCTTTGCCTACATATATTATTCCCATAATGCTCCTTTCAAATCGCTGTTTTAAGTTCTTTCCAGTGATACTTTCTCAAATACCCATCAATGCATTTCCCGCAAATCCATTCACCCTCCATTTCAAAACAATCATCTTGCTCAAGTATTTGGGTTTCATAGTGCATCTCACCACCGCATTCATCACATATTTCATAGGGTGTATCTTCCTTCTCGGGCGTTGTTCTTTGTCCTGTAAAGTCATATAATTCATTCGCTAACATTTGACATTCCTTTCCATCATGGTATAATGACATTAGTTTTATTTTGTTGAACGCATTAAGGTCCCTAGCCTATGCGTTCTCTTTTTTACCTCTACATAATACCCACACTAGCCAAGCAATAGTCCATACAATCGATAGGGTTACCAGTCTTTCTAATAAGACTTCCCATGTTATCGTGTTAACATCCGATGAACCCGCTAAACCTACAAGAGATATAAAGCAGATGGCTTGTATTGCTAGTGCTATGTTCTTAATTCTTTTCATCATTGCACTTCTTCCCTTTCTTCTTTACGCTTTCTCACAGAACATCTCTTAGCCTACATTACATGCTTTGTGCATTTTGTCTTTAATCGCTTTCGCTACAGCTATATATGCCGGATGCGTATGTTTATTTGCTGGGACTTTCATACCAGCAATGCTTTTTCTCTTTTCCCCATTCGACATAATGTGTTTCACCTTCATCTCTTATCCTCCTTCTACCGAACCTTAAAAATCACTTCCATGCTCGGATACTGTGCGTTCAACATTTCTTTCGCTTTATCCGTTGTAACATTTGCTGCTAACGCCCAGTGGACTATATCGCAATGCTTCTTTCCGTCTAAATAACACCATATTGTTTTTCGCTTTCTTCTCATCTCTTACCCTCCTTCCTTAGTGGCTGTTTTATGTGTCTTTGTTGTAATCTCTCTTTTCGTTCTTTATAATGTATGTATCGGTGTATCAGACCGAAATACAACGAAAGGAGAACACTTATGAAAAATTTCGCAGATTTTACATCTGAATACAATCAAGAAATATTAAAAGCAAATGAAGATATAATGATTGAAGTATTCCCTCCTGATAATAAAGAGCAATTATCAACTACTGAATTTCATGGAAGATGCTTTGCCGTAAATCAAAAGTTCACGCTTAGAATTTTGTCAATGTATCACGAATGGCTATCGAAGTAACTTTAGCAAATTCTTTACCAGCAATTTCAATAGGGGTTACGACTTGCCGATTTTGTTTCTCAAGGTCGGCTATTCGTTTCTCTAATTCTCGGAACTTCTTTTTTGATACCCACATCTCTTATCCTCCTTCCTTATCTGTAAGTTTCATCGGGTCAACATCTAAAAAACTGCATATTTCCAAAAACTCATCTGCTCGCAATGCTCTTGTACTCTCTTTTGAAAAGCAGTTATCAAGCACATTTCTTGAAATTCCCGTCCTTTCTGAAAGAACAGATATTTTTATGCCTTTTTCGGTAACATATTCTGCTACTTTTCTTGTAGTGTTCAACTTTACTTCCTCCTTTTATCTCCCCTAGAACGTTTCTATGCTAACTGTAACCGTTCTTACGAAGAATGTCAAGGCTTTTCTCTTCATTTTGTAGATTTTTTTCTTTGTAGTGGCTGTTATTTTATTGATACTTTACCGTTTTGAAAGTCATTGGCAAAAAAATATACACCTACCTCGTCTTGCTTTATTTCCAATTCATTACACCATTTCACAATATCTTCAATCGAAAACCCTGCTCTGTCATTTAGCTTTGCAGTTATTGATTGTTCCGACAATCCTATTCTTTCAGAAAATGCCTTTTGACTTTCAAATTTTTCCACGATTCTCCCTCGCAATTTAGGATATTTACTCACTGGCTACCTCCTTTCATTTTTTAACTCAAATAAACTTTACCATTTTGAAAGTTGTTTGTCAACAACTTTTTTTAATTTTTTGAAACTTTTTCTTTAAAGTATTGAAACACTGGCTTTAATATGGTATTATACTTTCACGGAGGTGATACCTAATGATTAAAAATATTACTCCATTCAAAGACAGATTTAAGGAAGCTATGGATATAAGAGACGCTAGAGCTATTGATGTTCATTATAGGACAAAAATATCTCAGTCAACCATTAGTCAATATTTGAGTGGGTATGCTGAGCCAAAAAAACAGAGGCTTGCAATTATAGCTGATTCGCTTAATGTAAACCCTTCTTGGCTAATGGGATTAGATGTTCCTATGGAAAAAACAAAAATAGACCATACTACTATCGACAACATACTCCCCATAGAAACAAAGAAAATACCATTACTAGGGGAAATAGCTTGTGGTGTCCCACAACTAGCCGAAGAACATTTTGAGTGCTATGTAGAGGTAGGAACAAATATACAAGCTGACTTCTGCTTAAAAGCTAAGGGCGACAGCATGATAAACGCTAGAATTTTTGACGGTGATATTGTCTTTATAAGGAAGCAAAGCGATGTGGGTGACGGTGAAATTGCTGTCGTGTATATGGACGGTGAAGCAACACTTAAAAGAATTAGAAAATATGCCGATAGGATTCAGTTGATTGCAGAAAATCCGACAATTAAGCCTATTGACGTGTTCGAGAAAGATTTTGAAACTATATGTATACTTGGAAAGGCTGTAGCTTTTCAGAGTGATGTTCATTAAAAAAGAAAAGAGGAAAAATGGAACTAATTAAAGCAATAACTATACCCACGGAGCAAAGAAAGAGAACCACTTTGGCTAGCAATTTGTCCTATGACACTTTGGAGATATATGACAACAAAGTGATTGGAAATTTAGGCGGACAACATAAGATGACATGGATGTTTAAAGACTATACAGGTATTGATGTTGTTGTTGCAAATTTGAACTCTCAGTTTGCTCAAATTGTTTTTTTGACAGGCATCAATTCCAAAAATCGCACTATTGGTATTGATTTGGGAGCGCTTCAAAATCAAAATGCCATGAATGATACAAACAGGATACTTTTTTGCAGTGGCATGTTCAGTTTTGGAAAAACTAATGAATTTGCAAACAGTGTTGCCATAGATATTAAAAAAGCGTATGACCACTATCACGAAACCTTGAAAAAAAGTGTCCCTACCGAAAATTCTACATCTTCAACTGATGAGCTCCGCAAGTATAAAGAGCTTCTTGATGACGGAATTATCACACAAGAAGACTTTGATGCAAAGAAAAAACAACTATTAGGACTGTAAGACAGAAGCAACTCTACAAATCCAGTTTACGAACCAAAGCACTATACAAATGAAGAAATAGAAAAGCAATCCTCTAAATTTGTTGAAAGTTTGAAGAAATCAAAAAAGATAACCCCAGGCACCTAGGAATGCTCAGTACATAAGTACCTACCCCATTCTGGGACCCAGTGTTATTCCTTCACAAGTTATCTTGTTATTACATTACCAAATATATGTGGATAAGTCAATAGTTTTCCACAATTTCATAAAACAAAAACAGCCCCCTAAAGGACTGCTTTTATAAATACCATTCAACGTGCGTTGATATAGTATCCCTGCAAAGAAATTATATCACTTAAGCGCTCGTAAGGCAATGGGGCGTTATTTTTATACAAAAAATGAGGTGATATAATATGAAATCAAAACAAAATAACAGCTTATCTTTAGACATGATGGAGAATATTGTTGATATATATATCCGTGTTTCCACCTTGGAACAAGCGCAACATGGTTATTCTGTTGGCGAACAACAAGTGCGCCTTGAAAATTATTGCAAGGCTATGGGCTGGAGAATACACAA